GATTTGTTCCTTGAAAAATAATTTCTATTTTAAGTTTATTATCTACTTCATTTGATGAACATAATGGATCTTTTCTACAACTTAATAATAAAGTATAAGGCCAATTTGATTTTTTATAGCCTTCAGTTTCTGTAACGATTGTTGGGTATTCAGAATTATCTTCCCTACTTAATCCAATATAATGATTACCTTTAGTAGCAACTATTGGAAATTTACCACTTTCATCTTGTTCATAAGTATTTGGGTATACATATACTGTTTTTCCAAAAGCTTCCCAACCAGATACAACATATTGTGAAGTTTTATCATTATTAACTATATTAATATCAGTTAAATCAAGTCTACCTGTTTTACTAGTAAATCCACCCAATATATCATCAAATTTAACATTTTTAATATTATTTTTAGATGTTATTATCTTCTCTTTTACATCCTCGAAATAATTATTATTAATAAATAATCTATTTTTAATTTCATTAGGTATCCATTTTTTTAATTCTTCTGGAACATTTTTAATTTTATCTAATAATATATCATCCTTGTTTTCTATTTTTAAAGATTGACCACTTAATAAAATATTATCGAAATCAATATAAAAAATTACAACTCCATCAACTCCTTTATTAATATCTGTAAATTTTGAACAACCTCTGCCAACTCCACCTCTACCATAATTCTTTCTTAATTTTTGTGAACAATCATTATCATCCCAACAATAATCACCATTTCTATTTAAATTATAATTAGTTATTCCTGGTTTACCTCCTCCTGAATAATATTCACCGTCAAATTTACAAATTATTCCATCAAAATTATTATTAACATTAGAAAAATTTTCACATTCTAAACTTTCACTTTTATTCTGTCCATTAAATTTTCTATCAGTATCCCTAAAACCAGATTGTGTATCATTCGTTATTAAAGCTGTATCATTTTTTAAAAAATCTCCTTCCTTTAATGTTTCTTGAACAAAACAAGTTCCTCCATATACAATTCCGTCTATACCACCTCCTCCAGCTTTTACTTGAGGTATTTCTGGAAAAATAGAATCATAAATTTCTGTATCTTGTCCTACTATATTTCCATTGAAAGGTCCTCCATTTCCAGGTAATACTATATAAGTTTTATTATTAGTAAATGAAAGATTGCCAAATACAACACCACCACCTCCTCCTCCAGTACCTTGCTTGTCTTTAGTATGATTTATATCTCCTCCACCAGATCCTCCTCCAACAGCGATTGTATATACTTTAACATCTGGTATTTTTAAGTTTAATTCATACCTTTTTATAGTTGGAGTTTGGTCTTTACCATCTATAATTTTTTTTCTATATTCAACCCTCAAATAATCCTTTGAAGAATAATCAATTTTTACTTTTTTAATACTAAAATAATGATTAAAACTCCAATTTACTATATTTTCTCTTCCTATATTAATTCCATATGGTATATCTTCTTTAGATTTAAAACCACATGTTTTATTTTCACTAAATCCTTCAATTAATTTATCATTATATTCAAATTTTCCATTTGTACTATAAAACATTATAATTAGATATATAATATTTTTTAGAATCAATTTTGTTGATTCTAAATATAAAATAATTATTAAAGAAAATTTATAAAAAAATTTTAATGATCCATCATTTCAATCAGTACCGATACTTGAAAAAATACTTTGCTCAAGTTTCTTATCACTAATAAGTTTATTTTTATCAACTGTTGGAGATTGACATACCGATTTCCTAAGAACTTCTGTCAGACTTTTAATTGCTGAGGTATCTTCTGTCTGTTTGCATTTTTCTTCTTCCATATCAAGATTATAACGTTGTTTATTAAGATCTGTAGTTTGAATCCTAATATCTTCAATCTTTCTAGTCTTCCAATCTTGGTCTACCTTCTCATTATTACACAATCTTGACTTTTCTTTATGAATAAACTTTATATTCGAATCAATTTTCTTCCTTTCATCATTGATCCAATTCATAGATTCCCTAAAAGTAGGTGATACAGAAGGAACTCTAGTAAATTTTGAACTATTAGCACACGTTGTTACAATGCCTAGTTTTATTCCAATAAGTTTTGTAACATATGCAACACTAATATCACTAGTTCTCTTACCTTCTCTCCTAAAAAATGTAGAAGTCCATTCCTTTTCTTTCTCAAGCTCCTCAAGAACTTTCTCAAGAACATCCTTCTTTAATTTCTCTGATTTGGATTTTTCACTATCTTTAGATCGCATTTCAAGAAATTTAGCCTTGATACTATCTTTCGAAATACTTACATCATACAAAGAACCTGCGTCTTTCTTTATATTCTTATATGTTGTCACTTCATCTGGAGCATATTCCTTCAATTGTAAAGTTAGTGCATAATTTAAAAGATACTCAACTAAAATATTTAAGTATTCTTCTCTAGTATATGTCTTTCCTTCATTCCAATTTTCAGGCAAAGCTTCAACAAAAACACTATCTATACCTTGTTTAAACAACTTGATACATTGAGGATCCTTAAGACTTGGCAAACTATTTCTGTAATAACAGTATTGTTTTTTACACATATTAATGTCTAACCCTTTATATTCTGTCTTATCTTTGTTTACAAAGTAAAACATAATACATAGAAAATCTTTTGGATAATTAGAATACATACTCTTGATCCAATTACCTCCATACAACCAATTACTAAATGGTTCTCTTTTTTTGTGAGATTCAATTAACATATTCTTGTAAGAATCAATTACATTAAAATCATTAAATAACTTTTGAACTAACATACCACTGTTAATCTCAGCTAACATATTAGCTCTAAAATCATCATCCAACCATTTAAAATCTTCTTCAATAGATTCTTTTAAATACTTGACATTGAACTGTGAAGGAATTAAGAACACAAAATCTTGAAACAAAGTAATACCCAAAAATTCTGCCATAACATCTAAATTCATATAATTAATTTTATGAATATTTTCCATGTCAAATACATTAAATCCAACCTTAAGCTCAATATCATATGATTCAAAATTATTATAACGCGAAGAGTTTTTACGACAATTTTTATTAAATGTCTGTCTGTCATCATTACTTGCCTTAAAATCAGATGATAGATGCTTCTCACTTGTAGCAGATCTAATAGAGATTCCATCAATATTAATATCGGAAACTCCTTCTTTATAATTTCGATAATCTTTCCATTTTTTTTGAATATAATTTTCATTAATATCAATTTTGGTAGTACTATTCTTAGACTTCCATAAAATTCTCTTAATTAGTTTAATCAATTCGTGCTTTTCAGAAATCTGTAATTCAAGTGATTTAAATAGTTTTTCATAGTTTTCACTAGTATCCAACCAAAATCCTACCCAATAATTTACATCAACACTTTTAGTCTTATTTGGAACATTACTAAGTATAGGTGTTAAAGGTCTGCTAACAGCATCTTTGTATCTGGAATTTTGAGATTCTTCATTAACATCAATTCTGACATATTCTTTTTGAATAGTCTTTGAAGCTAGTCTAATTGATTCTCTAAAAAATTCAATATGATCATCTATAGAATATAAAATTTCATGACTTTTTGACTCTACAGTAAAATGAATACCATCTCTGCATTTTTCATTAAACTTACAATTATCGCCTTCTTCGTGATCCTTGCATGTACCAAAAATTCTAGCAATATCTCTAGCAATATAATGAACTTGATGATCAATATCGAAAGATCGATTACAATCTGATTCTTTATTAGAACTAGTTGAAAAAATTGGATATGTAACATTATCTGAAGGATGATCGGGTTTCCAACCATGAGAAACTTCATAATACTTCTTAATGGTATTAATAATAAGATCATCATTATCTTCGACAGTCAACCTTATACTCATATCAATTTCAGTATGACTAAATCTATCTACGATTGATTTATAAACTTTTCTAATGATATCAGTCAAACCTTTCGTACAAATATTATTGATATTCTCAAGTTTTTCACTAGAACCATCAGTTTTAATTTTAGAATTAACTTTATCCTTTGCTACTAGATAATCCCAAAAATTATACAACTCACTACAATCACTGCATAAATCATAACACTTATTGTATTTATTAATTTTGTTTGCTTTATTGCAGTAATCAACTCCTGATCCCCTCTCATTTTGTAGTACTTTTTGAAAATAACTACAACATAACTTTTTTCCATTAACTTCTCTCAAAGTCTTAATAACAACCTTTTTAGATTGTTCTTCATTCATTATTTCTCCTTTTTTAAACATTTTTAATTATCTCTCATAATCATAGTATAATGTGCATTTTTCAATTTTTTTACATAAATACTATGTACCACATATGTATCCAATTATATATATATGAATTAAATTTGTTTCTAATAAAGAAAGTTTAAATTATTGATTTTATTCTCAATAAATGATGAATAATTATTCAAATGTTTAGGTGAAATATGAATAATATGAAAATTAATATGTTCCTCTTTCTTAATTACTTTTTCTAAAAATTCCCAATGCATGTGCTTTCTTTCTTTAGAAGTTTCTATATCATTAATATCAAAAAATGTACATTCTATAATTATATTTGAATAATTATAAAAACTACTATTATTAAAAATATCACTATCTGTATCTCCTACAAACAACAATACACCAGTTGTTACCTCATGAACTATATCAATTCCAGATTTTTTTATATTTACTAATTCTTCTCCAGTTTTATCTTTATACTCATCTTTTAATTTTTTACTTACAAAATTAAAACCATAACTTAATGTTTGTATTACATGATTAGATTTTAATGCTTCAACTATAAATTTTTTCTTATTTAATATAATTTCTTTTTTTTGGCCAGGTACAAATCCATGAACCCTAAATATTTTGCTAAAATTTACTCTTTCTGTACTATAATTACATACAAAAAAAGCTTCTAGAAATCTTTCTAAATATGTTGTACTCTCTAATGGACAATAAATATTAGTAAAAACTTTATTGTTATTATTCTCAAGTATAGTCAAATGTAAATTTGCTATATGATCTGCATGTAAATGTGTTATAAATATATTATCTGGTTTGTAAAAATTTTGATACCCTCCATCTAATAATATATTTAAATCTGAAATATAAAATGATGTTCTTAATCCAGCAACTGAATTACCATATACATTCCAATTATTAATTTTATAATTCTTTTTCCAAATTACTTCACTTGAAGGATCCATTTAATACAATATTTGTATATATAAGAATAATAAA